ATGGTGATGGTGATGGTGATGGTGATGGTAATGGTAATGGTAATGGTAATGGTAATGGTAATGGTAATGGTAATGGTAGCGGTAGCGGTGATGGTAGCGGTGATGATATGAAACAAAATTTTAAGGGATATTATGATAGTTATGATGGTAAAGGTGTTGTTAATAACAATATTACTAGTGGACAACGATGTGGTCCAGACTATAATAATGAACAATGTACAGGAAATGAATGTTGTAGTAGTCTGGGATGGTGTGGTGGAAACAATAAAGAATATAGTCTATGGTGTGGTACAGCCATATAATTTTCATTTATATTGGTTTTTTTAATTTAATCATTTCAATCCATAATATAAATGAATACAAATATATACATTAGTGATTTTTTCTCGAAATATCCAAATGTTAAAAATAAAGATAATGACTTCTTGAATCCATATAATGATGATTTCTCAAAAGTGATTTACCAAAAAAGAGAATTCTATGAGAATCGTTTAGAACCTATAGAGGATAAACCAATGACTAGTGGTGAACAGTTATATCATCAAAAGAATGTTTCTATGTTCATGTCAGAACATACTGGATATAATAATCTTTTGATATTTCATGAGATGGGCACAGGTAAAACATGTACAGCAATAGGTATAACAGAACAAATTCGTTCAAATAAGAATAGTGGGTATAAACACGCATTGTATATCTCTAAAGGTGAATCATTACATGATAATTTTATTAACGAACTATTATTTAAATGTACAGATGGACGTTACATTCCAGAAGGTTATGATAAACTATCACAACTAGAGAAATCGCATCGTTCAAACAAAATCATAAAAGAATTCTATTCTTTAAAAACATTTGAAACATTTGCAAAGTTGATAAACGGAAAATCGGATACTAGTTTACGAACTGACTATAGTAATCATATTATCATTATTGATGAGGTTCATAATCTTCGTCTTCGAGAGACTGGACCAAGTGGTATTAATACATACAAAGAAATTCATCGTTTCTTACATGTTGTGAAAGACTGTAAAATTATATTAATGTCAGGGACACCTATGAAAGATAGCGTAAATGAAATTGCAAGCGTATTTAATCTTATCACACCATTGAATAATCAACTCCCAGTAGAAGAAGATTTTGATAGATTATATCTAGAAAAAAATAATGACAATAAAATTATTGTCAAAGAGAGTAAAATTCAAGAGTTAAAGAATCATTTCAAAGGGTTTGTTTCGTTTCTAAAGGCAGTTAAATCAAATGTACCTCAGATATTTTCAGGACAAAAAATTGGAAATCTGAAAGAATTTAACGTTGTTCCGCAATATATGAGTGGTTATCAATCTGATATCTATATAGCTGCATATCGTTCTGACCAGACGGAACGAACCGGTGTGTATTCTAAATCTAGACAATCATCGTTATTTCTTTTTCCGGATGGTTCATACGCAGATGCTGGATTTTCAAAGTATATTGTTCGTAAGACAGTACAACGAACTGGTCGTGGTCGTGGTGAAACAACCTATAAATTTAGCGCAAAACAAACATTCATTGATACATATAAAGGTAAAACACAAGAGGAAACAATATCAAAAATAGAAAAATACAGTGTGAAATATGCAAACTCTCTACGAATGATTTTAAGAGCTCAAAGAGAAAATAAATGTGTATTTATATATAATGAATATGTGAAAGGTTCTGGGTTGATAGTATTTAGTATTTTACTAGAGTTACTTGGATTTTCTAGTGCATCTGGTTCGGAACCTGAGAATTCTTATAGTCCTAGATATACTTTATTTACGAACCTCACTATGTCAACAAAAAAGATTCAAAGAATTGTGAACCGTTTTAATCAACCTGATAACACTGAAGGTAAAGTGATTAATGTTATTTTAGGTTCGAAAAAGATATCAGAAGGTATATCGTTTTTTAATATTCAAGTTGAAGAAATTCAAACTCCGTGGTTTAATTACGGTGAAACATCACAGATTATTGCAAGAGGTTATCGTTTTGATTCACATGATATGTTGATAAGGAATGGAAAAACTCCATCCCTTGAGATTAATCAAACAGTTTCTATACCCAATACATCGAACAGAGACAGTATTGACCTAAAAATGTACGAGATATCAGAATACAAAGATATTTCTATTAAGAGTATGGAAAGGGTACTGAAAGAAGATGCATGGGATTGTGGATTAAATTATGAACGTAATCGTATTGGAACCGATAAGTCACGTGATTGTGATTACAAGGATTGTGAATATATTTGTGATTATGGTTCAAATGTTCAGGAAAGAGTACCTGTTATGATAGATGAATCATCATATCAAAATTATTACAGTGATAAAGATAGTATTGACATAGAAAAAGAAATAAAGACGATATTTCGTAGAACTTTCAGTATTCAATTATCGGAAATAACAATAATGTTACCTCAATATTCTATCTTTCTTATTTTGAAAACATTATATAATATGATAATAGAAAAGGTATCTATTATAAATAAATTTGGTTTTGTATCTTATTTGGAAGAATATAAGAATGTCTACTTTATCACTGATAGTATTAATTCAAAAGGTAATATAACATATAAATACTATACAGAAAACCCTATTTTATATGATAAGGATACGTTTGAACATGTTGTTAATAAGACATATTTAGGGACATTACCGAAAATAGTTAGAGAAATTGATACCATACAAACTAAAGAAGATGTTATCTTGGTTATCAATAAACTACCAATAGAGGTTCAAGAATATATATTGGAGACAAGTATACTTGCAGAAGAAAATAACGTAAACAAAAACAAAATTGCACGAGGATTAATTTTAGAATATTTCAATGATTTCTATACAAAGTTTAACGATACCTGGATATCTTACTTGATGTACGAAGAAAAGGATATACTACGATGTGTAGACCTAAATGGTATATGGGTTAATTGTACCGATGAAATATATTCTCAAGAAGTGGATAGAATACTAAAAATAACCAGAGATAGATTAGAAAAAAATCCAATTGGTTATTACGGTCAAGTCAATTTTGGTATTAGCACAGATGAGAACGTTAAATTCATCAGAAAAGGTGTTATTGATACACCTAGTAGTTTTTTACAATGTATAATCGAAGCGTATTATGAAAATATGAATAATAATAAAAAGGAAGTTCTACAGAATTTACGGCAATTTAGACAACGTCTTACAGAACCATCTTATATTTCTGTTGTAAAACAATCATTATATGATTTCAGCCAGGAAGAAATCGTAGATATGATAACGAATGAAAATACTTATTTCGATCCCCAATATTTTACTGATTTACTAGAAACATATTTTGAATGTAATATATATGTATTTAGTTCTAAAAATAATAAGAAGGGGGAATTAATGATACCTCGACATATCAATGGATACTATACAAATAAAAAGTATAATAAGACAATATTAGTCTATGAAAATATTGGAAGTGTGTCTGATTCATCAGAATACCCACGATGTGAATTGATTTTAAAATGGAACAAAACATCAGAAGAACGACAGATTACATATAATTTTAATACAAATGAACAGATATCGACTGTTATTACTAAAATGTTTCATGATATAAACAGAACTTATATTCTCAATAATCAAATTAAAAGTGTATCATTTCCGATATTTAAGCCAGGTGTAAAAATCATCGAACAATATATTGATGTTTATGGTAAATCACGTATGATAAAGTTAAACATCAATGGTAAAATATGCACAATTCTATGCGAACCAACACAACCAATTACAGTAAAGTATGTAGATGAAATGGATATAATTCGTTTTGATATATCAGAAGTACAAACATTCATAAATATATATAAACCAAAGAATTTAAAGCAGTATGTAAATAGAAACAATTTATTGATGGAGATTAAAGGTGTGATAGGTAATGTAATGATTACAATTCCAGTGATTGACAATATTCAACCGTTACATGATATAGAAGAGATTAATAATATGTCGGATGTAATAAGCAGAGACACTGAATCACTGTTTAAGAAATTTGTAGAGTATCGTAAACAAAGTAAGTATTTACGTGAATATGTGATTTGGTTATTCTCAACATATGTACATACTAATAATATAACTCAAATAGATGACGATGTAATGATTGAATTTATTGACCAATATATAGAAGTAAATCCTAACTTCAAATATAAACAGATTGATAAATTCTTTTCTATGAACAGTGATATTATGAATAATAATAAATTAGTCTGTGACTCTGAAGAATTGGTAAAACGTTTGATATACCATCTTCGGTTACATATTTATAATCACCGTGATAAAGTACTGGGTTATCATGATAAGAAAATCATTGATAATTATTATGAAAATATTCTCGACTTGAATGTTCATAATTCACAGATTCTGATTTCTTCAGAAGATACATTTAATAATTTCATCAGTCAAAAGGATACGAAATTGACTGTATACGATGATATCCAACAAGATATACAAATACCATATATGTTTAGAAATAAGTATATTTCGAAAAAATTGATGTTGATTCAAAATTCAATGAGTTTAGATAAGGCAATCTATATAGGTTATACATGGAAGAATTCTGGATATAATATTGGATATGATTTTGAAATGACACAAGAGATACCTAAATATCGATTTGAGTTATATAGTTACAAGAATAGCAATGATATACAGAAATATAGAGTAAACGGAGAGGATAATATGTTTGGTATAAAAATTATTGGGTATAAAATAGACGAAACGGATATGTTTTCAACTATTCTTGAACTTTAATTATATATAATCTAAATGATATATAATTATGCAAACGGCGAGGATCGAACTCGCGACATCCGGCTCATAAGACCGGTGCTCTACCACTGAGCTACGATTGCTATTGTATATATATATATATATTTTCCTTT